GGTGGTGGAGGTGGAACTACATTAACAACTGGAAGTACATATCCAATTACTAGTAGTTGGGCAATTACTGCTAGTTATGCATTAGCAGGATTAGTTTTTGGAAATATTGATGGAGGAAATCCATCGGAAATATATAGTTATACTAGTAATATAGATGGTGGAAACCCTTAAAAAATATGGCAATTCAAATTCAATTAAGACGGGGAACAGCATTAGAATGGACGAATGCAAATACTATATTATCTATAGGTGAAATTGGTGTTGAACATGATACAGGTAAATTCAAATTAGGAAACGGTACTTCCAATTGGAATTCTCTTCAATATTTCACTACAATTATAACAGGTAGTTCTTATCCAATTACTAGTAGTTGGGCTACAAATGTTATAAGTAGCAGTTTTTCAACAACTGCTTCTTATACATTAAATACAATTTCGGCCAGTTATAGTTTAACTGCTTCGTATGCGTTGAATGGTGGAAGCAGTGGAAGTGGTGGAACAACATTAACAACTGGAAGTACTTATCCTATCACTAGTAGTTGGTCGAATAATTCATTAACCGCTAGTTATTTAAATCCAATATCACAAAGTTTAATACCATCAACAGGATCTACATATAGTCTGGGTTCACCAACCAATAAATGGAAAGATTTATATGTAAGTAGCGGTAGTATTTACATCGGCGAAACAGTTTTAAGTACATCAGGTTCAACATTGTTTGTAAATTCAAGTCCTGCTGTAACATTAAATACCGCCTCCGGTCAACTTCAAGTTGGTGGTTTTACTGCTAGTTTAAGCTCAAGTTATAGTTCTACCGCTTCTGTTGCTTTAAATGTTTTAACATCCAGTTATAGTTTAAATAGTGTTAGTAGTTCATATGCTTTGACGGCTTCATTTTCGTTAAATGGTGGAAGTAGTGGTATAGAAGGCGGTGGGTTATTTACTGTAACAAGTGATGGTTTTAATTATAACATTGCTGGTTATTCTGGAACATTTCCAGCTATCACAGTAGTAAGAGGACAATTATATTATTTTAATGTTAGTGGTGTATCCGCATCACATCCATTTGCTCTACGATTATCAAGTGGTAATACAAGCGCTGTATCTGGTTCGACAAATAATGATCCTGTAAGTGGATTAGCAAATACAAGCACTTTAATAATTTACAGAGTACCCGACGATGCGCCTTCTAGTATAGTTTACCAATGCGTTTATCATTCTGGTATGATAGGCACTATAAATATAGTAAATCAGTATGGAACAACATTAACAACAGGCAGTACATATCCTATTACCAGTAGTTGGAGTAATAATGCAACAAGTGCTTCATATGCTTTAAATGCTAGAAGTAGTAGTTTTGCTATTACATCTAGTTATGTTATTAGTGCATCAGCAGCAGAATCATTTCATCCATTTTTACTGGCATAAATCAAAATTTAAAAATATATATACAATATGCCAACAATTTATAAAATTTTAGGACAGACAAATCCTGCTATAACAACCATTACCGATTTATATACTGTACCTGCCGCAACATCCGCAGTGTGTTCAACACTAAATATAGCCAATTTAGCCGCTAGTGGTTCTACATTTAGAATCGCAGTAATACCGTCAGGTTCATCATTGCAAGCTAAAAATTACTTAGCATATGATACAGTTGTACCTGCTAATGACAGCATAGGGTTAACTATTGGTGTAACACTCGGACAATATGACAAAGTGCAAGTATATTCATCAACTATAAGTCAATCGTTTAATTTGTTTGGTACGGAAATAAGTTAATATGAAAATAAAAACTTTAAGCGTATCCACTTATCCCAGATACAATTCAACAAATGCAGCCATTGGAAATGCCACTCAAAAAGCTATTTTTGGTTATGGTTCAACTGGTGCAAATGTATCTATGACAAATTTAGTAAGTAATACAGGTGTGGTTGCAACAGATACAACCGGCGTTGGTACTGCGAGAAGAGATTTAGCTGCGGCAGGATATGGAGCTGATAAAGCTATATTTGGTTATGGTGATGGCGGCTCTATGACAAATAAAGTAAGTAATACTGGAGTGGTTGCAACTGATACAACAGGTGTAGGTACTGCACGATCTGCTTTAGCTGCTGCTGGGTATGGAACCGATAAAGCAATATTTGGTTTTGGTGGTTCATATTCTTTAACAAATTTAGTATCCAATACTGGAGTGGTTGCTACTGATACAACAGGTGTTGGTACAGTTAGAAACTATTTAGGTGCTGCTGGATATGGAACTGATAAAGCTATATTTGGATACGGGCAAACTAGTACTTATGTATCTATGACTAATAAAGTATCCAATACCGGTGTTGTTGCAACAGATACAACAGGTGTTGGTACTGCTAGATTTGCTTTAGCTGCTGCTGGGTATGGAACCGATAAAGCTATTTTTGGTTATGGTGGTACAAACTATCCTACGCTTTTTTCTACAACAAATTTAGTAAGTAATACAGGAGTAGTTTCAACGGATACAACAGGTGTTGGTACTGCTAGATATGTTTTAGCTGCTGCTGGGTATGGTGCCGATAAAGCTATTTTTGGTTATGGTTATGTTGCTGGTGCTGTATCTATGACAAATTTAGTAAGTAATACAGGAGTAGTTTCAACGGATACAACAGGTGTAGGTACTGCTAGATACGGACCTGCAGCAGCTGGATATTCTTCATCTTAAAAATACGTGTAGTTAATAAAATTATAATTATTGTTTTTATTGGTTATTTAATGACATAATATATTTATAAACAAAATATATGGCATCAAATCTAAATTCAGAATTTAATTATCGTTATCAAGTTATTGGCAATACCCCTTGGGAAAAACTAAAAACACTAAAAGGTTTTCTTGTGGGTAGAAAAAGAGCAGCTGTTTTGGAACAAGTTGCTGATTTAAAATATAAAGCTAAATTAGCAGAACTAAAACATTTAAAAGAATTACCGGCATTACAACATGTAATTCTAAATTTAGAAGCTGAAATTTTAGAACTTGAATCACATCTTGATGATCAAAAACACGCTTTTGAATTAAACCGACAAGAAATAAAGATTTTAGAAAATTTAATGGCTGAATTATATACAATTGTTGAACCAACCAGAATACCTGGTTATACAGACGATCAAATGTTTGAAGCAAATGCTAATAATGAATTTACAATTACCGTTGGAAGAGAAATACAAGCAGAAATTATTGCCAATGGCAGACCGTCTCCTGCCAAATTACTAAACGCAATGAGTAATCCACAAACACTTGAGTCTTTAAAACTAGTTGGATTAGTACCAAAAGAAACGAATTTATTGGAACAAACAGATATTGTAGATGCATTAAAATTAAATAATATCAATGAACCAAAACTACTAGAATAATATGAAACTTTATAAATTACCATCCCAAAATTTTGAATTGTTGTTTGGAAAACCTAGGTTGCCTGGAGAACAAATGGAAATTAAACCAGTGAATGATGTTTTAATTATTGCACAAGCACCTGATTGTTCTAGTTTCGTGGTACTATCCAAAACAAATTATGAAGCACTTGAACAATTTACCAGTTATGATGGATATGATTTTACCTATTGTCAAGAATGGGGATTGACAATAAACGAAGAAGTTGTTGTAAGAACCATATCAGATATTCGTAAGAATGCATATCCACCAATGGCAAATTATTTGGATGCTATTGTTAAAAATGATACTGAAGCATTACAAGTTTATCTTAATGCGTGTCTTGCGGTAAAAGAAAAATATACTAAATTAGAATTTTAAAATGTTTGGATGTATATATTAAGTCGATGATATTTAATATAAATGGCACTCAATCAATTAAGATCAGACCAATTATTAAGCGGATCGCTTTACCCAATAACTAGTAGTTGGGCACTTAGAGTTATAAGTGCTTCTATTTCCAATACTTCTAGTTATATATCACCCACATTTATTTCCGAATCTGCCGCTGCGTCTGGATTTGGAACTGGGGGTGGATCAACTTTAGTAACTGGGTCTACATATCCAATAACAAGTAGTTTTGCTGTTACTGCAAGTTATTCGATAAGTTCAAGTTATTCACTATCATCAAGTTTTGCACAGACATCTAGTTTTATATCGCCTTTATTCATATCACAATCTGCTGTATCTTATGGATTTGGTTCAGGAGGAGGTAGTGGTGCAGGATTTCCATATACAGGAAGTGCTAATATTAGCGGAAGTTTAAATTTATCAGGAAGTCAAACTATAACAGACAATCTAACAGTTAATGGTTATATAAGCGCATCTTCATTTACGGGTTCTTTATTAGGAAGTTCATCGTTTGCACCATCTGCAAGTTATTCACTTACTGCAAGTTATGCATTAAATGGTGGTAGTGGAGGCGGTGGTGGTGGACCGTCGTATTTAATAAATACATCAAGTTTAATTACAGCTACATTAACATCAAGTACACAACAATTTGTATCGAATGGTGTGCAAAGTAACTATAATTTGAATGAAATATCAAAAAGCGCTACAGATATTTTGGTATTCGTTAATGGTGTTGCACAACGTCCAACTTCTAGTTACAGTGTAATTAGCGAATCTGTATTAGTTTTTAATCCTGTTCCTACATCAGGAAGTAATGTTGAAATAAGATATTTTTCTTCAGCTTTAG